TCCACCGACTGTATCTGTTCCATCCGTGCCGCCGAACATCGAAGGGCTGGCACCGTCCATAATTGTAGGCAATGCGTCAGTCAGTAAGTCGATAAAATCTGCCAACTGTGCTGGCGGAGTCGGTACAGACTCGATGCCAGTGAAGGCGGAGATGTCTTCGCCCTGTTGACGATCAACAGGCATCGAAAACGAAGGATCGTTACGTTGCTGGGTAATCGCCTCAGATTTGATCTTGTTGACATCATGCATCTTGCGCGGAACGCACGCAGTCATGTACTTGTTGAAGAGGCTGAAGTCGTAGTTCAATACCTTCTGCACAACTAGGTTGTTTGAACCGATCGCCCGGCGGTTCTGACCCGTACCCTCACGCGAGTAGAGATTGATAAGGCAATCGTCCATCTTTTCGTTGCGGATATAGGCGAACTGGCCACCGATAAAGACGATTCTGGCCCCATCTTTGCAGATATCGCGGAACTGCTTACGAATACCCTCATCAGGAATGTCGCGGAACTGCGACGGCCGCACCCACCAGGTTGTTTCGGTGACAGCACGATCAGTCGCGTTGCTCGTGACCCCTGTCTGGTTCTGAACAGCATTGCGGACGGTCAGACGGCAGGTTCGCGCGATCTGACCTCCTCCCCCAGTGTTAGCGGAGATGTTCCGGACCCACGAGTACTTCTCCTGCGACACCGCGAGGTCTAATTCGCGCTCACGCTTGCCCCAGGGCAGCGGGTCGTCTTCATCGATCGACATTGGAACAGCAAATTCCAGCTTGCCATAGGCGCGTGTAAGCTCGCGGATGGCTGGTTTTCCATCTTCCATGCCAAATCGCTGCGCATCGGCTATCGATTCAGTGACCAGCGTTACTCGGTCGTCCGTGTAGAAGAGGCCACCAATCTTGACGCAGAGGTTGCGCACATTTGTCGCCATCTTCCAAAGGTGCTTGTACTTTTCTGACTGCTCCGCTGCCTGCTGGTCCAATGCCGACTGCGGTTCCTTCGGGAAGAACTCAGGAACAGGGTCTTTGACGGTGATGGCGGCGACGATCTTATCTTTGCGCGCGCCATACATGTTGATCGACCAAAGCTTTTTGTGATCCTGGCTGGTAATTGCTCCAGAACCCACCCCAGCACCACTGCCTGTACCGGCGATCTCCCAGCTCCCCCCACTCTTACTGTTGGTGAGCCACTGATAGCCGCGGTCAAACAGTCTCGCCTCCGCAGCCTGAACGACTTCCCAGATGCGCGCAGCGTCCTCATACTTGCACGAGCCGTCAACCATCGCCTTTATGGCAGATACAAGGTCTTCCCCAAGCTCATCAGGACCATACATATCCTCTGGCGACATCTCGAACGGAGCGTACAGCCCCAGATTCAGCTCAGAGGTGTCCATCGGCTTGAGGCCGACAGGCTTGATGGCTTCTTCGTCCTGGACTTCAGGAAGCGCGAGAGCAGCCACTTATTCAGTGACCTTTTCTTCGGGCTGCTCTGCATGCGGGCTATCAAGGGCCTCGCTGAACTCCTGCGGGCTCTCGCCCCATTGCGATTTGCACTCCTCGAGCTGCGAGTCGTCATGGACATAGCCGGTGGCGGGTTTAATCTTTTCTTGGCTCATAGTATTTCTCCTGTGCTGCGATTGCTGTTGCTTGCATTTGTTCGAACGATAAATTCGTTGCTTCCCACGTCTCCTGCGAGATGCCGGGGAACGGCTTACTATTGGCAAAGTTTCCTGGCTGCGCGCTGAAGCTTGGTATAGGGATTCTTGTGTCCCAACGTGTTGGTATTGTCATATCAGGCGACTTGCTCATTTGGTCTCGTCCGAACTGCTCGATACGTATCGCCTCACGCACCAAGTCAATCAGCCATGCGCGGATCTTAGCTTTTACTTGGGAAAACATGAACCTCCTTCGCAGTCTTAGCGAACTCGGGGCGATCAGCTAAATGAACCCCTAACCATCCTGCACGCCAGCAATGGTGCGCCTTCGAGAAATCAATGTATCGCCCAGCGTGGGGAGCGTATCGAAAAGGGATGAGCCACTTGTCGCATTTCGTGCAATATCGCGGTAGCCACTGCCAGAGAAGAAACTGAAGTAGCGAGCGCACTTTCTTTTAACTAGTACTCTCACTCCCACCAGTTGCCTCCTTGTGCCTGCTTCTCTTGCCGCGTGTGCTCGCGTAGCTGAATCAGATAGTTCGCCACCGGATCAGGTGTTGCCGCTAGTTCGCGCCTGATCTGCTCTTCATGCGGTATCGAACCCGGGCGGCCGACGATATGATAAACGCCATACCCAGCGCCTTGCAGCGGGTCGTCACCGGAAAACTCAGCAATCATCTCCGGCCGTTTGTCATCTCTCGGCGCCGCAATCAAACAGTCAATCAACTTTGGGCAGTCATCGCAGATAAGCCAGTTACGAACCATCTGCTTCTTGCCGGTCTCATCCTTCGCGCCGCCCCAAATCTCTTTGCGCAGCAGGTTGTACATCGTCTGCTCGCGCCCCAGCTTGTCCTTGCCTGAGTTCAGCGGCAGCGGTATTCCGTAAGGCTTCAGCGCCCCACCAAGCCTCATTGCAACGCTGTTCGGGTTCGCTCCATAACTCTTTGTCGTCTGGTTGGCAAAGGCATCATGCGAGAACGGGAACGCCTGAATCTTCGGGAAATTACCCCGCCCGTCGACGAGCCATGAAACAATCCGCTCGCCCAACATCTCAGGGTCATGGTGCTGAATCATCATCTCCCTGGCTGTGCGAATGACGCCAAAATCATCCATGTAATGTCGATACAGCGCCGTGTAGTGCTCAAATCCCCAATCCCCAGAGATCCACTGCCGATGCCATGGCTGCGGGTTGAACTCTTCCGCGGGAATCACATTGAAAGCACCATCAAACGCCCCAGTGAAGTACCCTCCGGTTACGTCCCAGCTTCCATCCATCAATGCCATGCGCAGGCGTTCCGGCAATGACATTAGCCCGGCTATAAACTGCGGATCGTTTGCAAAGATCGGGTTATCGAGATAAGTGCATGGGAAATACGCATAGTCTTTCGGGTTATAAGCCCGCTTCTGCGCCGCATCCATCTCGTCGTAAGGGCGATGCTCAACAAATACCTTGCGAACCCACGTTGAACCTACGCCGACCGGATTACCGGCTCCTAAACGTCTTGCATGTGGGCTAACGGGGCAGCGATTCCACGCCGCGATGTTGTTCCACTGTCCCCAGGTAAAGTCGCACAGCTCGTCATAATTCACGTCGAGCCACTGACCCTGCCATCCAAACACGTCCGCCTCGTACTGCATCGAGCCAAACTGTGTCACCGCATTATTCAGCCAGCGCACCGTCAGCGTGGTCTCATTGAAACTCTTATAAAGCTCTCGCGGAACTTTTTCACGAAACCGCGTAATCAGCGTGTTCCGGACCATCGGCTGCGTCCGGCGAAGCATCAGGGTTTGAACCTGCTTGCCGTCATCCGCAGAGAACTCATTGCAGCGGATCATGTTCTCCATCAATAACGCCGTCGTCTTACCAGGGCCAGCGGCGCCGCCTAAGAAGCCATACGGCGATGCGGAAGCATGGAATTTAGCCTGCATCGGATAAGGCTTGTAAGACTCATCCAGATTGATTGTCTTGCGCTGGTCTTCTACGAAGCGGTCAATCCCGTTCATTACGCTCCGGCCGCGGAACTGAATTGATGAGCTGAACACCCACATTGCCGGTCACTTCTGATTTATCCGTAAACAGCTTGAAATACCTTCCAAGTCTCTCGAGGTTCTGGCCCTTGTCTGCAATCTTGATCTTCTTTAGCAAGCCATAAGCATGCTTCTGCTCGCCATCGCCCTCAAACAGTTCATTTACTTCTAATCCAGCTACAGATGCTGCCGTATCGTCATCAAGTTCATGGATCGGAACTAGCGAACCGTCCGAAGCGAACAGCTTGCGCGGATCAAGAAACGCTAACTTTGCAATCTCATCCAACACTCTTTCAGCCGTAATTTCCCGCTTCGCAAGTGCTTTACTAGCCTTATCGCCAATAATTTTCGCTACCTTGACATTGCTCAACAACCGACTACCTTGAGATTCAGCAGTCTTTTCGCTGTAACCTGCTGATATAGCGGCTCTTGTAGCATTCATCCCATTAGCGAGGAATTCGACAACGAAGCGTTGCTGTTTTGCGGTCAAATCATCCATCTAATTGCGCCTTTCATTTTCAGCCACTGGCGCAAAATGAGAAATACTTGACTCCTCTTCATCGCATACTTGGCAATAATTAGCCACTTTGGAATAGTTCCAACTATCGTGCGTAGACGGCTCAAATGCGTGCTTATCGTCGATTCTTTCGTTGTTGGTGCAGAGGACGCACATCTACTTCGTAAACCTTCCCTTAGAGTCACGCTTGGGGCTAGAACGAAAGACCAACCTAGCCAGTAGGTAACCGAGGAGGAAACCATATCCTAATCCCATCAAGTAATCCTTCACACAGCCTCCTCAAACAAAGCCTTCTCAGCAGCACGACGTCTTACTAAACCTTCAGACTTCTCATGCCCGGCGTAAACCCATGCGAGTATCCGCCGAGATTGAATGCGAAGTCGACAAGCGCATCGAACTGGTTCTGGTTGGCCCATGGGGCTAGCTTGTTGACGGATCTGTCCGCGATAGCTACATCCTTGTCGAGCCACGCGTCGGCCTGTTCTTGCGTACAGGTATAAGCGCAATCCACCAATGAAGTATGACCATAGCCGATGGTCCAGACTCCAGCCTGATCCTTATAAGCCTCGAGCCTGCAGCCTTCAAATTCCTTAATGAGGTCGATTGCTTTCTGAGAGTGCATCATTTGTGCTCGATATACCAGCCAACAAGCATCACTACCGCAGCAAGGAAGCCGGAGGCATATACGATCTTGTCGCCCAACTTGCTTACCTTGTCCGAGAGCCTGTCGACAGCGCCGGGCTGG